TGAACAACGCGGCCGCGCTGACCAATGGTGCAAACCCGGAAAGCGATTCCGCCGTCCGGGCGCGGTTTGTACTCTGGATTAACTCGCTGGCAGAAGGCACCGTCGCGGCCATTCAGACCGCCATTGCGGGTGTTCAATCCGGCCTGGCCTACCTGGTGATCGAAAACACACAATACAACGGCACCACGCAGCAAGGCTATTTCACGGTCATCATCGACGACGGCACTGGATACCCGTCTTCGCAGCTGCAGACCAACGTCGGCAACGCCATCAACGCGATCCGGCCCTTGGGCTCGACCTACAGCGTGCATGCTCCTGTCGTGGTCAGCGCATCGGTGGCAATGACGATTTCCACGGCAAGCGGATACCTGCACTCGGCGGTCACGGCCATTGTCCAAGCCGCGATCCAGTCCTACATCAACACGCTGGGCATCGGCGCTACTCTAAGCTACACCAAGCTGGCCCAGGTTGCCTACGACGCATCGCCGGGCGTGACGGCCGTTACCACTGGCTACACGGTCAACAGCGGCACGGCAGACGTTGCCGTGACCAACCTGCAAGTAATCAAGGCCTCAACCGTGACGGTGAGCTGATATGGCCACAGGCGACCAAAACGACATTTTCGGCAGGCTCAACAGCCTGCTGCCCAGCCGCTGGTTTGTCGGCAGCACGCCGATCAAAGACGCCGTAATGACGGGCATCGCGGCGGTGTTCGCGCAGACCTACGGGCTGTACGCCTATACCAAGCTGCAAACCCGCATTTCGACACTGACAGACGGCTGGATCGACACCGCAGCAGCGGACTATTTCGGCACCGGGCTGACGCGCAATCTCGGGGAATCAGATGCTGCCTACTTGGCGCGCGTGAAAGCCAATTTGCTGGCCCCGCGCACCGCGCGCCCGGCAATGGTTACCGTGCTGACTCGGCTGACAGGCCGGGTGCCGACGATCTGGGAGCCAAACAACCCGGCGGACATGGGTGCCATGAACGCGCCAAAGTCACCGGGGTATTGCGGCGTGGCCCGGTTTGGATCAATGGCGGTACCGTTTAACGCATTGATTCTGGCGTTTCGGCCAATGGTCACCGGCCAGGTCTCGGCAGGCGCGGCATTCAGCAACGCGCCCAAGCTGTCCGCCATGAACACCCCGCTTTCCCAGGGCTACACCGGATCGCTCGGCTCGCAGTCTTCAAGCGCGACGGATGCTGCCATTTACGCGGCGGTCAACGCCACCAGGCCGGCCGCTTCCGTGGTGGGCGTCTCGATCAGCAACTAGACCAACACTTTCAGCAAACCCAGCCCGCCGCGTGCGGGCTTTTTTCATTGGAGACCAATACATGGATCGCGTCGAAACCTACGTCGGACAGTCAATCTACGAGTGGTATTTCAGCAAGCAGGCCCAGAACGACATGGTGGGCCTTGGCCGCCTTTCCGCCGCGCTCATGGGCACCGCTGGAATGGTCAATGGCTTGGGCTGCACCCAGACCACGGTCGCCTCCATGCAGGTTTCCATCGGTCAGGGTGAGCTCTACCAGCTGGCCAGCCTCGAAGCAACGGTTTGCGGCACGCTGCCCGTGAACACCACGGACCAAGTTCTCAAGCAAGGCATCCTGCTGGGCTCGGCCGCCCCGTACAACCTTCCGGCCAGCAGCACCTTTGCCACGCCTGGCAGCTCGGGCCAGTCCATCAATTACTTGATTGAGGCCCAATATCAGGATCAGGACGTCAGCGTCGACCCGACCACTGGCGCTACACCGGTCACGCTGAATTTCTACAACTCGTCCAATCCTTCGACGCCTTGGAGCGGCCCCAACAACACGGGCGCCAGCAGCAACACTTTCCGCAAAGGTGTCATTGCTTGGCAAGTTAAGGCCGGAACTGCGGCCACCACCGGCACACAGACCACGCCATCGCCGGATTCCGGCTGGATCGGGCTGTACGTGGTCACGGTGGCCTATGGTGCTTCCAGCATCACAAACAGCAACATTGCCGTTTACCCTGGCGCGCCTTTCATTGCCAGCGGCGGCGTGATTGCTGGCGGCCTGCAAGGCAACGGCTTTGTTATTTCGACCGCTGGCGGCACGTCTGACGCCTTGACCGGCAGCTACTCGCCCGGAATTACCGCTGTGACCAATGGCATGAGCTTGTTGCTGCGCGCCGGAGCGGCGAATGCAACGACCACGCCCACCTTTACGCCGAACAGCGGCGTCATTGGCGCTGTGACCATCGTCAAAGGCAGCGGCACGCCATTGAATCCCGGCGACATTGCAGGTGCCGGGCATTGGATCGAACTCCAATACGACTCAAGCCTCGCAAAATGGGTGTTGCTCAACCCGGCCACTGGGGCCGCACCGGCAAGCTCTGCGCCTGTCGGCTCTGTGCGCAACTTGAAGATGTCCATTGCGGCTGCAAGCGCTACCGCAACGCTGACCGCTGACGAAATCATCGTTGAAGCGGCCCTTGGCGGAGCATCCTACAAACTTGCCAGTTTCAACAAGACGATCAACCTTGCCACCACGGGCGCGGGCGGCATGGACACCGGCACGGCGCCTGTCTCTGGGTATGTCGCGGTCTACGCCTTTTACAACCCGGCCACTGGATCGTCCGCGCTGGTGGGATACAACGCCACCTCCGCTGTCGCGCCAAACATTTACGGCGGTGCCAATGCGCCCAGCGGCTACACCGCCAGCGCCTTAATTTCCGTTTGGCCAACCAATGCCAGCAGCCAGTTTGTAGCCGGGCTCCAGCGTGACCGAAAGGTGTCAATTGGTGGCGTCACCGTATTGACTTCTGGATCGAATCAAGCGTCGTATGCATCGCTGTCGATTTCTGTTGCAGCGCCCAAAAACGCGCTGGCCGTAAGCGGTTGTATCAATGTGACATCCACGTCTTCTACTTTCTGCACTGGCGCGGTGACGCCGGACGGAACAAGCGACATTCAACAAATTGCAGCCAGCAACGTGGTTCAAATACTAGCGCCATTTCGCGATTTGCCAATTTTGACCGCTCAAACGCTGTATTACGCGGCTTTTGTCAACGCCGGTACTCCGTCGATTTCCGTTGTTGTATCTGGCTACACCTTTTAAGGGCCATCCATGACCACAGTATTTGTCCAGTTCTCTGATTCCAGCCAGACCAAAGTGCAGACCGTTTTTGGCTGCGCTCAAGACCCTGCCGCATGGCCCAACCAGGCCACCATCGCAGACACCGACCCGCGCTACTTGGCCTTCATCAATCCCGCTGGCACGCCTGCCGCCATCAAAGCCGCAGCTGTGGCCGCGCTCTTCGCCTCCTACCAGGCGGCATGCGCGGCCAACGTGAGCTTTACCAGCGCGGGCGGCGTCACCAAGACTTACCAGGCCGACCAACAGAGCGTATTCAACCTGCAGGCCTCCCTGCTGGGCTGCCAGAAGGCTCAGGCCACACCGCCGGGCTTTTTCTGGGTTGCCGCCGACAACACCCAGGTGCCGTTCACCTTTGCCGACCTGCAAGGACTGGCCCAAGCCATCTTTGAACAAAGCGCGGTTGCATTCGCTTCGTATCAAACCGCCAAAGCCGCTCTCGGTTGACGGGTCGGCACCCGGAGACATGCCCGCCGCGCGCGGGCGTTTTTTCGTCCAAAAACTACAGGATCAAAGATGCCGCCACCAGAAGACAGGCTAGCCGCCCTCGAAAGCAAGTTCGACGATTTCCAAGCGACTGCCACCCACCGATTCGACGAGGGCAAGGAACGCATGGACCGCTTCGAGCGCATGCTCACCGCCAACAGCGAGATGGTGCGCGAGAACACCCTGCTGACTCGCAGCATCAGCGACAACACGGCAGGCTTCGTGGCTTTCCAAAACGACCTGATCGACGGCACGCGGTTTCTCTGCCGGTGCGCGCGCGGAGTGTCGTGGTTGCTCAAGACGGTCAAGGAAAACGTGCTCACGTTGATCCTGGTTGCCGTGATCGTGTCCTGGGCCCTGCATCTGCCGATTCCCGACTCCCTGATGAAACTGATCAAGCTGATTGCGGCTTGAGAAAGGCCTCCCCATGAAACAGCAGTTGACGCAACAGCTCGAGCAAGACGAGGGCACCAGCGCGACGGTCTACCAGGACCAATTCGGATTTTGGACGCTGGGCACCGGCCGCTTGGTTGACAAACGCAAGCCCGGCGCCGGCCTGCGCCAGGTCGAGATCGACTTCATGCTGCAAAACGACATTGATGACCGCATCAACGCCGTCGGCAAAGCGCTCCCGTGGTTTCAGAACCTTGACGATGCCCGCCAAGGCGTGCTGCTCAACATGGCTTTCCAGCTGGGCACCGATGGCCTGCTGGCCTTCCACACCACGCTGGGCCATGTCCAGGCCGGGAACTACGCCCAAGCCGCTGCCGACATGCTGCAAAGCCCCTGGGCAAGCCAGACGCCGGGGCGCGCCAAGCGCCTGTCCACCCAGATGGAAACCGGCATCTGGCAGTACGCCAACCCGACCACTGAGGTGGATTCGTGATCAAGGCCGCCGCCCTGGTACTGACTGCGGCGCTTTCAGCGCCTGCCGACACTGACCGCCTCAAGATCATCCTTGTGGCCCCGGGTAGCCGATTCCAGTGCACCAGCCCGAACGGCTGCGTGGTCATGGATGCCAACACCCTCCCGAAGGTGATCAAGGCCGCGCGCGACCGCGGGCAAAGCGATTGCGAAAAGGCAATATGAGCCGATTGTCCAGAAAGCTGCGCAAGTGGGCCCACCCCGCCAGCGGGCAGGAGGGCCTGAGCTACTGGTGTCAGGGTTGCGTGTCGATGCATTCGATCCGCACCAAAGGCGCGGGCGCGTGGACATGGAACGGCGACGTTGAAAAGCCTGTTTTTGGGCCGTCTGTTCTTACCACCTATGAGGCCGTGCCGGACGCTGAGCCCGGTTTTGAGGAATGGCGCACAAAACGCACCTGCCATACCTTTGTCGGCTGCAACGGCGCCCAGCCCGGCGAAGTGATTTTCCTGGGCGACTGCACCCACCCGCTGGCCGGCACCGTCCAACCGTTTCCCGACCTGCCGGACTACATGCAGGACCAGGGCGAAGACACCAGCCACTCGATTTAACCAATCCTCCACTCCATTGGGCCCGCCGCGTGCGGGCTTTTTTATGCCCGTAACCGAAACCCACGAAGAAAAAGAAACCCTGTCGGTAAGCGTCTTGCTGCCCGGCCATGAAACCAGGGGATCTGCATCTGCCCTGTTCACGCGCACCAAAAAAGAATTGGCTGCCCGCGACGGAAATCGCTGCTGGATTTCTGGCGAAACACCGGAAGAGGCCGGGCCACTGGAAGCGCATCACTTCCCCTTGGAATGGTCGACCGCCATGGCCATTGACTTTGCCAGGGTGCGCGCCGATTGCGAGGCCGGTGAATTCGGCTTGACCCAAGGCCAGCGCGACGCCGCCAAAGCATTCGATTGGTCAACCTTTGACCCGGCTGACCCATATTCCTTCGTTGACAACATGCTTGTCAACGGCGTGCTGCTGGCCAAGCGATTCCACACGGCCAAAGACAGCGGCATTCACACCCTGCCGCACCCCCTGTGGATTTTTCAAAGGTACGCCCGCGAAGGCTACAAGTTTTCGGACGTGGAAATTATCCACCACGAACAGTAGCCCGAATGATCGCCGCCCTGCTGATTGCTATCGCATTGGTAGCGAGCACTCCGCACAAAAGCTGTCACTACAGCGCTTTTCCCGAATTCGACACCAGCGGCCCAAGCCCGGTGATCGACGGCATTTCTGCCAAAACAACCTGCACTTTTTGAAGGACCAACCATGCCTCGCAACACCCTGCTTTTGCTCTGCTCCCTGATCGCCGTGATTGTCGGCCTGCTGGTGAGCTATTTCCCGCCCGCCCAAAACGCGGTGTCGATCTGGAGCCTGGTTTCCATGGCCGTGGGCTACGGCATCCGGGATCTGTTTGCCGCCGACGCGCCTGCAGCCTCCACCCCAGACCTGCAGCCAGCGGCGGCTCCTGCAGCTCCGACCGCAACCCAATAACGGGAAGCGGGCGCCCGATTTCGCCCGCAAAAACTTGGAGATTCAGATGAAGAAGTTCTTTTTGTTCCTTGCCGCCGCTGTCCTGGCGCTGGCTTTCGCCGCGTGCACCACGACCGGAGCGCCCAACGCCACCCAGGTGCAAGCCATCCAGCAAGCCTGCGCCATCGATGCCGGCGTGCGGCCCAGCGTGACCGTGCTGCTGTCCATTCCCGGCCTGGCCACCGTCCAGGAGGTTGCGGCCGTTGCCGCCGCTCGAGCGGTGATTGACCCCATTTGCGCCAATCCCGCGGGCTCCGCGCAGGCCAACAGCCTGGCAGTGCTGAGTTCCGCGACCGGTCAGGTGACGTCGATTCTGATCCAGTTGCAGGCCCGAAAAGCTGGCTCAGTACCGGCACCGGTCGCCGCCGCGTCTTCGTGATCACCGTCCTGCAGTCGGCCCAGCTCGCCAGCGCAACCTATGCTGGCGTGCCTGCGGATTGGGATCGCCTGATCCAGACCGGGGATTTTGTTGGCGGCCTCAAAACCATCGACGGCGCCCAGGTCCTGGCCATCCGGGGCAGCCTGACCGCTGCCGACTGGATGCACGATGCCGAGGCCTGGCCGGAATGGGACCGGGAAATTGGCTTTGTCCACGCCGGCTTTCTGGCGGACGTAGACGACGCCCTGGCCCAGATCGAGCCGCTGCTGACCGGTCCGCTGACCATCCAAGGCCACAGCCTTGGCGGCGCGCGCGCCCGGATCGTGGCGGCCAAGCTGCTGGTGCGCGGCAAAGCAGTCGCCCGGGTGTGCACATTCGGCAGCCCGAAGCCGGGTTTCGCCAACGTCGCGCGGATTCTGCAGAAGAGCGGCTGCGAGCATGTTAGCTATCGCAACCGCAACGACCCGGTGCCGCTGGTGCCGGGCATCCTGCCCGATTGGGTCCATCCCGAGCCGTGGATCGCCATGAACGAAGCGCCGGGCGGCGACGTGCTGGAAGCTCTGCGCGACCACAGCATGGATCTGTACATGCGCGGGGCTGCAAAGGTGTAGCCCCGAACTTGCCAACCTGCCCCAAATCGCAAACTGACCAAAATGCTTGACTGATTTCCAGTTGTCTCCAGTTGCGAAAGCAACCTTGCCCCGCTTCCGGCCTTACCGCTGGGAGCGGGGCTTTTTTGCGTTTGGGCGTGGTGAGTGCGCCAACGGTGCGCCTAGCGATGCGCCTATTGCTACAGCTTTGATAGCTGTAACCCTATGGTGCCCGGGGCCGGAATCGAACCGGCACGCCTTGCGGCGGGGGATTTTGAGTCCCACGGCGAAACAAGCACTGGCGCGGGTTTCCGGGCGATTATTGGCGCATCGGATTGGCTGCAAGGGGTTTGAATCTCCCTCTAATCAGCGCCGGATGCGCCTATGGCTTGGTTTCCACAAAGCTGCTCAACTTGCGTAACCACTTTAGAGAATCGTCATTGGCCTTGATGGCGCGCCACACGCGTCCGTTTTCGTGCATGGAGCCTATTTCAACTTCAATTCTTCTCATCCCCATTGCCGGCCCCCAGGGCTCTACAGTGTCGTACGCTGGAATTGTCAAACGGTCTTCTTTTGGCATGGAAATGTTGAGGTGGCCCATCAGCTTGCCGGTGTCGTGCCAGCGAATTTCAATCATCGTACAGCCTTCAGTTTCACCGGCTTGGTCCGGTAGTGGGTATCCGTCAGTTTCGTCGTGCTGTGTTGCAGCAGGGCAGAGGCTGCGGCCAGGTCATCGGCCAGGTTCGCGGCGCGCTTGCGCATGTCGCGGTTGTACATCGCCAGGATTTGATCTGCCAGATGGGGATTGGCCTTCGCGGCCTTGGCCCGAGCATCGTCCCAGCGGTCGGTAAGCATGCGCTCGGACACCTGCCGGCCGGTATCGGTAGTCAGGAACATGACGCTGTACGCCTTCATGGCAAGCCTGCGCTCCAACAGGGCCGACAGTACGGGGCTTTGGGATACCTCGAATTCGGCCCATTTTGCCGTCTTCCCAGCCTTGAATCGCATTACCCCTGCCACGGGTAGCCGGATGGTGCGAACGTCGCTTACACGCATGCCGGTGGCCGTAGCCAGATCCATGCTGTCGCGCAGGATTCTGTCAGCCTGGGCGTAGACGGCGGCAAACAATTCGTCGGTGACTTCGACCACCCTGGGCTGCTCCTTGTTCTTCCAGTCCTTCACGCCAGCAGCGGGCCAGGGCAGGGCGGTCATGCCCCAAAGCCTGGCCTTGCTCCAGACAATGGACAGCACCGACATTTCCCGGTTGCCCTGCGTCTTGGCGCTGCGCTTGTCCAAGTAGGCCCGCAACAGGGGCAGCGTGATCTCGTGCCAAGCCATGCCGCCGCACCAAGCTTCGACCTGGGCCAGTTGCTTTGCGTAGCTGCGCCTGGTCTCCGGGTTTTCGTACTTGGGCAGCTCGCGCTCGCGCCAGCGCTCGATAGCCTCGCGCACGGTGCCCACGGTCAGGGGCTGATGGTTGTGCAGCTTGTCCCACTGGGCGATGGCCTGGGCGTAGTCCCGGCCCAGCCGTACATCGGGCTTCCCCGTGCCGCGCATGTCATAGACGTAGTACACCCAGCGCTGACCGTTGGCGCCCTTGTAGACCTTCGTGCGAAGGCGGGGATACTTCGACCTTTTCATTTGACGCTGGCCCAGTTCGGGCCTTTGGATATTACGGCCTGTTCACCTTCAAGCCAAGCCCTGACCTGCACGCGCGACACGATCACGCGCTTTCCGTCCGGGCGGTGCGGTACTCCTTTGCCAACAAGCCACTCGATCTGCGCCGCTGCTCGGGCAAACCCGGTCAGTTGGTGCAGTTCGGCGGGGCTTAGGAATTCGGATTCAGGCATGACGGGTCACTTCATAGCCTCCAGTGCCCCGGCTTCTTTATGTTTCTCAACCCATGCATCAAGGGATCGTTTGACATAGGCCGCAACATGCTTCTCGCGTTCGTAAAGAGATACGTGGGTTGTATCTACACCGGCATCCCGCGCTACTGCCGCCTGGGTCATACCAAACGCATTGCGCAAAGTCAACAGCGTTTGAGTCTTGGAAAACTCAGGATGCTCCGTGTGCATATGGTTCATCAGGTTGGTAAAAGTGCGGTTGCAGCATGGGCACACACCATTCATCACGCGAACGCGCATCTTTTGGTGCGCTTTAGCAATTTGCTGGCGCTCGGCTTCTGCTGTGTTTGCCCTGGCTTGGGCAGACTCAAGTATTTGCCGCTGGCGCTCCAGCATTTGTCGTTGGCTTTCTAGTTCCTTCTTAAGTTTTTCTTTTTCGCTTGGCCCAGTGTAGTGTTGTGCATGGCCTGACGGACAATAGAAACTTAGGTGATCTTCTATTCGACGATCCCGAAGTTCAATTGGCATGGCAAATTTAATGTGGCACTTGCAACACGTTTCAATTTCAAACCAAGTGTTATCTGCAAAATGTGATCCCATGATTAAATCCCCGCCTTTTTCAAATACCCCTTCGGGTCGGATGCGATTACGCAGGCCAGGTTTTCAGGCAGTGCGTTGTATTCGTCTTTGGTCACTTTGATTGCTCCTTAATGGCTGCTCGTGCAGCGTCAATGTCAACTGGCGCGCCGCGTTCGTTCGTAATCGGCCAGCGAATACTTCCGATTTGCCGATGGTCTTCAAGTCTGCTTTTCAACTGTGCGACCTCGGCCTCAAGCTGTGCAACCCGCTCCTGCTGGTGGATGGCGGCTGCTCGGTAGCCAGCCCACCTGTCTGCAATTGACGGAAAAACGTATTCGCCATTCGTTGATTTTTTGCGACAGAAACCAAGGCCGACATCAGCCTCAAACTCAGCGCGAAGTGTTTCAAGGTCGGTCATGGTGTGGCCTTTCGTGCATCTGCCAAATCGCATAGAGGGTCAATAACGTCTGGGCCAAGGCTCAGCCAATCATTTGCCGGAACCTCGTACACGTAGCCAGCCGGGTGCCCTGCGCGATCAGCAGACCGTTTATGTGTCTGCCCACAAACAAAGCCCGCTCTGTCCGGCAGTGAATGCGGTAATATCCCGTAGGTAGTTGCTCTGCTGTCATGGTGTAAGCACTCCTGTTCCGTTGCCGCCGTCTGTAATCCACCGCTCAAACTCAGCGCGAAGGTCGGTCAACATGGCACAAACCTCCCATCAGTCAAATAGCCATGCCAACCGCAGCAACGCTGCCCAAGCGACGGAGTTAGCGACGGCGCTGTCTCGGACCCGTTCCAGGCCCAACCATTCACAGGGTCAATAGGCACCCAGCAATCCCCGCCGCAGCCGGGGCAGTCAAACGCGACGCCGACAGCAACCCCATCGGGGTAATGGCGAATGTGCCAGCCGTGCGGCCTTGGCTCTTTTTCTTGGTCGGTCATGGCTTGCTGCTCCCCTGGTCGGCTAGCTGTGCTGGCGGCTCCGGTGCTGCCTGTGGCGGCGTGTACTTTGGGTCGATCAACATCTCGGAAACCCAACGCTGCACGTTTTCTTCGCTGACCTCTTGCCCTTCGCAATGGTCGATCAAATACGCTGGCAGGTTGGCCCATTCAATCCGCTTTCTGATGACAGGCTCGCCCATCAATGTAGGCCCCTCAATCTCAGACCTGAGCGCTGCCGATAGGTGCCGCACAGTTTCTTCGGCTTCCAATGCGCGGGCTTTCCAGTCGTTAGCGCCCTGCGCTTTCCTGACTGCTTGAGTTTCCAGATAGCGCTTCTGCCAACCCACAGCAAAATCATTCCACTCGGGCGGCTCCGGTGCTGCCTGTGCTGTGTGCGGGTAGAGATCAGGGTAAAGCAGAGCGGCCCGGACTTTCATGTGATTGATAGCGCCACCGTCCGTGCGGTAGGTGTCAGGGTCAAGGCCCCACTTCTTCAAAAGCTCGTCCGCTTCATTCAGCTCAGCATCGGCAGGATTGAGGGCTTCTATGGCTCGGGCGAAAGCTCGCAACCGGCTCATATTCGGGCTGCTGAAACCATCTGGAAAGCGCAAGGCGATAGCCTCATCAATCTCTGCATCCGTCAGCCGAGGCACGCTGGCTAGGGCTGCGTCCCATGCTTGGCGCATCAACTGGCGGACAAGGCTTTCTTGGTAGGCCCTTTCCATCGATGTGGTGTATGGCCCCATCGCTGCCGTTGCATTGGGCGCAGGGTTCATCCGCAAGCCAGTTTCTGGCAGCGGTATCAGGTCTGCTGGGTGGCTCATTGGTTCCTCGCTTTCAGCATTTCATCTGCGGCCGCGTATGCGGCTATTGCGGCGTAATTGCCAATCCATTCTTCTGGGAAGTTTGGTGAGGCAATAAATGCCGCAAAAGCATGCGCCGCAAAGTAGTCCCTGAGAGACATACCTTGCTGGATGCCATAAACCTCAGCAGTCACCCATTCGCCGCTTGCGGTCTGAATAACTTGAGGGGGAAACGCTGGCCCTCCGGTTTTGTCTGTCATGCTGTCCTCCAGTAAGTTGCTGCCGGGCCATCCGGCTGGGTTGGTTTGTGTGCGCGATAGCGCTTTCCGTTGACGATGGGGAAGGGCCAGCAGGTCATGACGTGGCCCCAAAAATTGATGCCATCAAAATCCGAATCAGCCCGTACCTCGAATGCTCGCGTTTTTCCTGCTCGCGCCGTACCCACTTTTTGAATAAGCGGTGCGACAGCGTTCCCTTCAATCGAATAAGTTTCCGGTCACACTTTCTCGCGCATGAACTGCAAACCATTTTGAATGCTCCGGTTTGCAAGTGTGGAACCACTGTCTCAAGGCTCGTAGCGGATTTGCCGCAGAGGTCACAGGCCATCACGCACCCCCTTTCTCTGTTGCGGCAATGGCAGCGTCAATTTCTGCCATCGCTTCGTGGTCGGCTTCGCTTACTCCTGTGGGGTAGGCGTCTTGATACCAAGCAAGGCCATTGCGCGCCAATTTCAGCGCCTCCAGCAGTTGCGCATTGACCGCCGCATGCGGGGATGTGCAAGCGTTGCCATGTACAAGGTCGCGCACTTCGCCAGCTAACTCGCGGAGCGTGTTGTAGTAATCTTCTTTTGCCTCGCTGCGGAACTCCCAAGTTCCGGTGTCTGGATCTTGTCTAGAGTAGTCGGTAGCAAAGTCATCAGCTTTCTTGTCCAGCATGGCTGCCGCAGCATTTACGCCATTGGTAAATTCGTCCACCGCCTCCCCTGCCGCTGCTTGCGCCGACCCCGTAGCCAAGACTGAATCCGGCCCACACGTTGCCACCTGCGCCGCATCAATCGGGTCATACGACTGCGTAAAGGCTGGCGGGTTCGGGTCGCCTTCAATCTGTTTCCTTGGCGCTGCCGCTGCTTGCTGTACTGGGGGTGCTGGTAGTGGCATCCAGTGGGTCGGGTTTGGAATCATCCCGCCGCCACAATCAAGCCAGTCGTCAAAACCATCGTGTTCTTGCTGGTCAACGTAAACGCCGGCAACGTCTCTTTTTTCTCGGACGTATGGTTCTTCATGCTCCCACCATCCCTGCGCCACCGTTGCGCCGTTTGTCAAGATGATGTGCGTCCCATCCCTCGGCGCACTCTCAATCGGCCTCCACTGCGGCTGCCCTTCCAGGGCTTCGAGTGCGTCTGCGGCTTTGTTCAAGCAATGACCAGCTTCGCAGCCGGTACTGATGCGCGCGCCCTTCCAGGACGACCCAATTTCAAACGCTTTCTTAAACCCAAGCCACAGATCGCAAAAGCCAATGCCGTAGGCATCGCCGCAGCGCCAGTTTTCAGAGCCGGGGAATGCGGCCTGAAAGCGTTGATGGATTGATTCAGGTGTAATCATTTAATCCTCCTAAATTCAACAACCCAAACCCAAGGGTTTGCATCCCATGAACCGGCGCCGTTGATGGATTCCCATAGCTCTGCATACTCAAATCGAGCAAAGTCGTTAGGAGCCCAATTGCGCGGATGTTTCCCTGAAAACTGGCTCGGACTAACTTTGCCCGTGATGCGCAATAGCGGGGTGCCAGAATGGCTGCACGGGATGCGGACGCCCTCAGCAAACGCATCGGCCCCGCTGATGTCCTGCAGGCGCTCGACGCGCACGCCGGGAATCTCCAGCGTGATGCGGCTGGCCCAGCGTGGCATGAATATGCCGGGGCGCAGCTTGCCAGCATTGAAGTGGGGCAGAGAACCGGCACCGTCTGCTTGGTAAACAATCGGCGAGCCGACTGGAATTTCACGGGGCGGCGTCAGTTCGTAGGCCAGCGACGAGCGCCACGCCTCCCGCACCCAAAGCTGATCGCCGGGCTGACCGTAGGGGCACTTTGTTTGTCCCGGCACATAGGCCACACGCACGCCCGGTGGCGGCTGATCGCGCCATGCCCGCCGCGTATGCGTCTTGCTGTCATCCAGCAAAGCCCGCACCATCGGGCCGTTGTAAAGAATGGGCCGGGACTTCATGCTGCCATCCTTTCCGCAAACTGCTCGCTGTAATTGGCAGCCACATAGGCGCGGGCCATCGGGGGACACACAGAATTTCCGACCATACGCACTTGGGCAGTTTTGGTCAGCGCGCGCCCGTCTCCGCCTCGCTCAATCTGGTACGTATCTGGAAAACCTTGTGCCCGGTAGAGCTCGCGTGGCGTGAGCATGCGCAGGCCAATGTCCACAATCGCGTAGTCCTGGCCCTTGATAGTGACCAAGCCAAAGCGGTCCTTGGTCGTGATGGTGTGCAGCGGCTCTCGTAGCTGCGGGTCTTGGTCGGTGCCGTAGTATTTCACCAAGAAGGCGCGGACCTCGGCATGGTGGGTGCCCTGGGCACTGATGGTTGCCAGGGGTGAGTCTGTGGGCTGGCCCACGTTGTCGCCGCGCAGCTTGATAAGGTTGCTGGTGACAACTGCAGCCGGCATGCCGTTGGCGGTAACCGTGTTGAGCGGTTGCGCAACATCCCGGATGCCATGGCTGAATCGCTTGGTGCCATCTTTGCCTTCGCCGTGGCCCATGTGCACCAGATGCGCCGCCACCATCGCGTGCCGGTTCTCGGTCACGGTTGTTTTCAGCGGTGCCGTGGCCGGGCTGTGGCCACCCTGGCTGCTCTGGTTGTCGATGGTGACCATGTGGGCAGTGATCAGCCCGTGCCGGTTCTCGGTGGTC